ATCAGCGACTCAAACCGCTTGGCGGCGGGCGACATCGACCCAAACCCTTGGCCGAACTGCACGACATTCAGCCCAGCGGCCTGTAGTTCCTGCGCGGTGTCGCGCGCGCCCCAGCGGTCGTAGGCGATGCCCTGGATGTTGTACTCGCCGGCCAGTTCCGTGATGTGCGCCACCACGTGCCGCCAGTCTGTCACATTCCCCGGCGTCGTGCGGATGTGGCCGCCCTGCGCCCAGAGATCGTAGCGCACGCCGTCCGAGAGGATCTTGTCGCGCATGGCGGCTTCGGGCATGTAACCCCAGGCGCGGTAGTAGACCTTCCCTTGGTGCGGCCAGCACAGCGCGAAGGCGGTCAGGTCGCGAACAGCGGCAAGGTCCAGGCCGCCGAAGCAGGGCACGCCACTCAGATCCGGCCATTCGCCTTCGCATTCGTCCCAGTCCCGAATGGCAATCCAGTTCGTCTGCGCGCTCGTCCACTGGTTCAGATACAGGCGGCGAAACGTGTTTTGCCGCTCCGGTCGGGCCAGCGCTTGGCGAAACTCCTCCTCGTAGTCCGACAGCTCGTGCAGGTAACCCAGCGACGGCAAGGCCTGCGGCCAGAGCGATTTATCCGTCCAGTCCGCGTCACTGAGCACCTCGTAAATCAGCGGGAAGTAGGTCTCGTCCTTGACGTCGCCGCGCAGCACGCGCCGGGCGTATTCGTACTCGCGGTAGCAGATGGATTCCTGGTTGCTGCCGGCAGTGGTGATGACCACCCACAACGGGTTCCGGCGCGATTTGCTGCCGGTCGTCAGCGCGTCGTACAGCTCTTGTTCGGCGGTGCCCCACGCGTGCAACTCATCGAAGACCACTAAGCTTGGGTTGTACCCGTGTTTGCCGGCGCCGTCGCTGCTCAAAGCCCGGATGATACTGCCGGTTTCGTTGTGGCGAATCAATTTGCGGCTCTCAGTGATCGTCACCAACGGCGAAAGGTCTTCGCTGTGCCGGATCATGGACGCGACGGCGTCGAAGCAAATCGACGCCTGGTCGCGGTCTTTCGCGGCCATGTAGATTTCCTGGGACGGCTCAGGCGACAGGAAAAACTCGGCGACAACGAGCGCGGCGACCGTCTGCGTCTTGGCCTGTTTCCGCCCCATGCTGCAGTAGGCCTTTCGATAGAGGCGGCGGCCGTCGCCGCGCTTCCAACCCAGTAGGTTGGCAATCAGCTTTTTCGAGTGCGGTAGAAGGACGAACAGCTCGGGGCCGCCGGACTTGGTCGACTTAGTAAGCGTCAGCGTGCCGATAAGCCCCTCGGCCAGCGCGATGGCGTCGGCGTCGTACCAGATGTCAGCCTTGCTGTTTGGCAAGGGCCAAAATCCTCAGCGCAGGACTCTCAGTTTTCTTCTCGACCTTGGCGGGGACGCCGGCGCGAACTCGATTGCGCGGACCGATGCACAACAGCGCGCGAATGTTGCTGATCTGCCGTCCGTACGCAAGGAACAGCTGGTCATCGTCCGTCGTATCACGGCGAAGCATCAGGTCCGCGAGGTCCGCGTATAATTGCGCGTCGACCTGGCGGATTGAAACATTGGCAGCGCGGTTCTCGGCGACCAGCCGTTCAAAGAGCTTGCGCGTTTTGGCCGGCGTTCCGGGCGGCGGCGCAATGTCTTCTTGGAAAACGTGATACTCCGGGCGCTTGTTTTCCGGTTTCGGCGCTGGTCCTCTCAGTCCCATAAGCTGTGCTGATAGTAGCGTATCACGATTTCAGTTCATTGTGCGAGCGCATGGCGCTGTGAAAAACCTGTGAAAAACCTGTGCAAATGTGGCAGGTAGCACTAGGTGTCCAAAAAGCACTTTTCGGCACAAAACGGTTTACCAAATCACAAAACCTCGTGTTTCTCGCACGCGATAGCCGAAGTCGGTGCTGCGCAAGACCCCCCAGGACTACTAGTACCCCTCCCCCGTACGCTGGTACTTTCGCCCGTCCGCCGCCGTTTTCCGCGCGTGACACCCGATACACAGGCACTGCAGGTTGTCGATGTCCAGCCGCGCGCCGCCAGCCCGCAGCGGCACGATGTGATCCACCAGCCGAGAAGGCCGAACCTGGCACAGCTCGCACACCGGACGCTCGCGTCGCAGCATTTTGCTTAGGCGCTCCCATGTCGCGTCGTAGCCACGCGCGGTCGAGTCGGGCCGCGTGTCCGGTTGCCGTTGTCGGTCGCGCCTGGCGGCGATGACCAGCGGGCAGACCGAGGAATGCGCGGCGCGGCAGCGGGGACACCAGCGAGGCGGGGTGGTGGGCATGAAATTATTTTTGCACGGCGTGCATTTTTCTATTGCACATAGCATGGTTTGTGCAATTCTGTAGGTGTAGCCAGTTGCTACACAGGAGACAACGATGAATAGAAATTTCCACATTTTCTTCGACAACGGCGGCGGCATCACACTGCTCTTGGCCGATTACTGCCGGCACTACGACCGCGCCGACTGGGCGGCCAACGATGTGCGAGCGCTGCTCGGCGGCGCTGACCCCTCCGACTGGGATAACAACGAACCCGAGTTCCGGCGCGATCCGCACCCCGAGGACGACATTATGACCGCCGAGATGGCCGCGTCGATCCTGGCCGGCAACGAATACCCTGAGCGCGGCGCGGCGTGGAAGGAATTTTGCGAACTCCTCGCGGGCTTCTCGCCGCGGTTGCGGATCGAGGCCCAGGAGCGCGGCGCTGAGTACGGACGTCGCCAGCGCGAGCTGGCCGACGAAGACATTGCGGAAGGCCGTCGCGCCACGCGGCCCAAGTGGACCAACGGCGCGTACGAGGGCTGGTTGCCGCGCACCGCTCGGTGTGCCTTGCGGTACGAGGCCGTTCTGGACGCGGCGGCGCGAGCGGCGTACGAGGCGTAGCAGACTACGGGGCCGGTGATCCCGGCCCCAACCCCGACGAGAAGGGGATCGCACGGCCACGGCGGCCCGGAATGACGTGCGACAAATATCCTGGCCGTTACACACACGCGGGCAAGGCCCGCTGGGAGGAAGACGTGAGATTCAGATTGTTCGCAGCCTTCGCCGGCATGAGCACCGGCGCCCCCGTGCCAAATCCGTACCTTGCCGTCCGCGATAAGGCGTTTGCCCGCCTCGAATCGCTGCACAAAACGGGAGTAAAGGCTCCTGCTTTATGGATTTGACGCGTATCCCGTCTCCCGACCTCTACCGGGAACTCAACAGCCGCCGGGGCAAACTCGGCGGCCGGCCGGCGAAGGTCACCACCTGCACAAAGTGCGGCAACCCCGTCACCGCCCGCCAGGCGCGGCGGAGGTGTCCGCACACCCTTCTGGGCAGGTAGTCGCCCGGTACTCACAATATCGGCACGTGTAGAAAACGCCCAGCGCGTATCCGGTCGCCGGCCGAAACTCGGCAAGCGCCAGCCATTGCCGGCAGCGCTGGCACTTTTTTTTGTCGAGCGCAAACCGCCGCCGCACAAATAGCTCAATCTGTCGCGCCGAACAGTATCCCTTGCTGCCGCGCGCGGCCTCGATTGCCTCTAGCAGTTCAATGGCCAGTGCTTCGTTGTCGCTCACGTGCCGGCCCCGCAAAAACACGGCTTGCCATTTGCCGCCAACCAGTCCAAACGCGCTTCGCCCTGCAATTCTTGTGGAAGGACGGGGTAAACCATGCCAACGTCTCCACAAATCGCGCAGCGGGGCTCCTGGACGCCAAGAACGGCCTTTTGCTGGCCCGGTGGCCGGCGCGAATAGTCGCCGTCGTAAAACCAGCGCTCAAGGTGCGGCACAAAGTGCTTGCGGTCGCGGAAGCGCTTGACGGCATGATGCTCGGCCCATCGGTCAAACGAAACTTGGATCTTTCCCAGCCACTCCGTAATCGACGCTTCGGATTGTGCGAACTCGCGCTCGGCTGCGTTGGCCGCGCGAGGGACATTGCCAGGCTCAAGCCACGTCTCGGCGAATTGGTCAATTTTGGCGCGGATCAACTTTGTCGGGTCGGGCTCGCTCCAGTCAATTTCTGGTTGCGGCGTCTTTGTCGCCGTTGCCGCCGCTGCGCTCTTCGAACCCTGAACGGCGGCATCAAGGAATCCGGTATTAGGTATCAGGTATCCGGTATCAGACGGTGCTAGCCCTGGGTTTGACCCCCTATGATAGACCCCAAAACCCTGGGTTTGACCCCCTATCATAGACCCCAAAACCCCAACTTTTCCGCAACTCGACCCCCTATCATCGTTTTTTGCCATAGTACTACCCAATTCGGGGTAGTTTTTTGGCTCTGGTATAGTACTTGGGGCTTCCTTGTAGTGCGGTCGCTGGTGTTTTGCCCAGGCGACGATCTGGACGTACTGGACGCCTTCAACAACGTAGCGAACGATGAATCCGGCGGCCGCCAGCGCCTGCATTGCCTCCTCCACGTCGAAGTCGTCGCCGGGAAACAGGCGCATCTTTAGTCGCCGCGGTCGGTCTTCCAGCCGCCCTTCGCGGTCAGCTTCCGTCCACAGGCCAATGTACAGCAGCCGCGTCAAAGGCGGCAGTTCCGCCAGCAGTTCGTTGGTGAAAAAGCCGGGTTTAATGTTGCGGGCGCGTGGCATAGATATCTCTTTCGTGCATGCGATGTAGCCTTTCAATAGGATCACTAGTTAACGTGACGTGAGACCCGAAAAATCTAAGCCACTGGTATTTGCAGCCCCAGCAGGCGTCTATGTACAGTCCATTTTTTCGGAAATTTAGGACACGGAATAATTTGTCCGGATGTCCGGAATCGAAATAAATTGGGTTGCGTGCTGACAGCCAACTCTTCCTTGCCCAATTCCATGCGTAGTCACAAGCGCCTTTTTTGATGTTTTTCCAGAATGGCGTTGCATCCACCACCCAAACCATACCTCGTCCGTAAAACT